ATTGACCAAAGAAATGCTGGTGCTAGTGTTACCCCCGGAACTGGTGGAACCTACACTTTAGATAGATGGCAATATGTAAATAATCAAGCGTCAAAGTTTTCAATACAACAAAACGCTGGTTCTGTAACACCTCCGATTGGTTTTAATAACTATATTGGTTTTACTTCTTTATCGGCTTATTCTTCAGCTTCTTCAGATTATTTTGTTTTAACTCAATCTGTTGAAGGTTTTAACTGGTCAGATTTAGGATGGGGAACATCAAATGCCAAAACTGTTACTTTGTCTTTTCAGGTTTATAGTTCATTGACTGGTACTTTTGGCGGTTCTTTTGTAAATTCAGCAACCAATAGAAGCTACCCATTTACATACACAATTTCTTCAGCTAATACATGGACATCAATTAGTGTAACTGTTGCTGGCGATACTGCTGGCACTTGGGTCGGTGCAAATAACGGCATTGGTGTTCGTGTTTATTTTGATTTAGGAAGTGGGTCTACATTTAGAGGAACTGCTGGCTCTTGGTCTTCAAATTACTATCTTGCCCCAACTGGTGCAGTTTCCGTAGTAGGAACAAACGGAGCAACCTTCTACATCACCGGCGTTCAACTCGAAGTTGGCAGCTCAGCAACTGGTTTTGAATATCGTCAGTATCAGCAAGAGTTGGCATTGTGTCAGCGTTATTATATTAAATATCCTCAAGGAAGTATTGTTGGTAATGGTTTATCAGATGGCGGAACAAATATGCGAGTTGTAAACGCAATAACTCCAGTAACTATGAGAACAGCCCCCTCTCTTAATTGGAATGCAATGGTAGTCTATTCTGGTAATTTAACAAATTATGGATTTACTGGAGTGGGTGGCACAGTATTAGGCCCAAGTAGCGTTAAATTTGATGGCGTCACATCTTCAAGTCCAGCAGCTAATACAGCATTGTGTTTAATTGCTGACGCCTCTGGCGCTTATTTTGCAATGTCTGCGGAGTTATAAAATGTATAAATTATTTAATATAGATAATAAAACAACAACTATTATAAGATTAGAAGATAATACTTTTATTCCGCTTAACCCTGACAACACAGACTACCAAGCCTACCTCAAATGGCTCGAAGCCGGCAACACACCCCTACCAGCAGACACAGGAGCATAATCAATGAGCTTAATTTTATCCGGTAACTCCGGCTCGATGACGGTAGATAGTACCGCAGGGGTGACATTCCCCAACGGCACTAATCCTCAAGCTGCACCTAGTAAAGTGTTGCAAGTTATTCAAACAACATTAAATACTGTTTTCAGTACAACATCGTCTACTGCGGTAGATACTGGTATTACAGCTTCCATAACACCGTTGTTTTCTACAAGTAAAATACTTGTTATGATGTCTATTCCTTATCAATTCTCTGGCGGAAGTGATAACGGAGGAACTTTTTTAATTGTAAGAAATTCGACAACTATTTGGAATGGCCAAAGTGCAACTTTATACGCCTATAATAGTAATGGGGCAAATATTTACAATAGTGGAGTTGCAGCTTTACAATATTTAGATAGCCCAGCAACAACAAGCTCAACGACTTATAAATTGCAAATTTACACCAGACAAAGCCCCGGTGTATCAACAGTTCAAGTTGCATCTAATAACGCACCTGCAACAATAACTATTATGGAGATAGCACAATGATCAATTTACATGACGCTATTCGTGCACTAAATCCATTAATTATTACGATCCGTGGCGATGTAGCCTATGATGCAAACGAGCAAGAAGTTGCTTATGACAAAGCTGCCGCAGAAGCCAAACTAACCGAACTCCAAGCAGCGCAAGCACAAGCCGAACAAGCCGCAGCCACAGCTAAACAATCTGCTCTAACCAAACTCGCCGCATTGGGCTTAACCCAAGCAGAAATCAACGCACTCATTGGTTAATTAAATGAACGAAATGGATCCAATTAAGACGGCAAGGGAGCTTGCCACCCATGCTAATGATATTGAGCATTTACAAGCCGACATGGACAAGATGATTCAGGAGATGAAAGAAATCAAGGAATGCATCCAAGCCATCCAGAAGACCTTAGCTGAGGCTCATGGCGGTTGGAGACTGCTCCTCGGTATTGGTGGCGCTGCGGCTCTGTTAGGTGCCATTTTGGCCAATCTGTTCCAAGGCTTTCTGAACAAGTGAGCCAAATACTAAAACAGCTCCTCACCGGCAAAGACTGTCAAACTTATGACATCGGTCGGGTGACTTGGCTAATTAGTTTATTGGCCGTGATTGCGCTTGCTTTTTATGAGGTAATGCACAGCACCATCAGCATTCGTGAACTGGCTGAGTCATTAGGCATTGTCTCTGCAGCTGGCGGCGCCAGTGTGGCCATGAAGGGCAAAACGGAACCGGGGGACTGATGTTTCCACTATCCATACTAACTTATGCAAAAATTGGATTTTGTGCTTTATGTTTATGCGGGGCTGGCTATCTTGGCTACTCTTTGGAAGCTGCTCGCTTTGATCGTTATAAAGCTGAGCAACTGGCTCTTACTCAAAAAGCCGAACAAAAACATCAAGCAGCCGCCGACGAAATAAGGAAAGAAAAAGATGCGCAAATCGCTTCTATCAATAACAGCCTCGCTGATGCTCTTGTGCAGCTGCGTAGCCGTCCCAGTCGCGCCCAAGCCTCCAGCAATGGACAAGGCGGAACTGGGCTGTCCCTTTCTGCAGAGGATGCAACTTTTCTTGAGCGGGAAGCTGCCAGAGCAGACATCTTGCGCTCAGCCCTAGACGCTTGCTATAAACAATACGATTCGTTAAACAAATGAAAAAAGAAGAACTGTCCGCTTATGTCACCCTTATGGCTACTGCCACGCTTACTGTTATCCTTCTTAGTATGGTTGGTGCTTTGCTTGTGGGTTTATTTAATCCTGCAGTAGACAATACCGAGATATTTAAAGCAATTACTCCAGCCTTCCAGACTATCGTCGGGGGCTTTATTGGCCTAATCACTGGCATTAAGATTGGCGAAAACCAAGAGTAGTACCCCAATTTACGCTATACTAGCGTAGAGTAAGGAGCAAAAATGAATAAAAAGATAGTTGTAGTACTGTTGTGGGTTTTAGGCATATTTGCCGCAATTCACTTCACAGACCGTTATACCCAGATTGAAGAAAACATTATGGCAATTGCTAAATCAACCCTAGACTTCATTACCAAAGAAGAAGGCGCCCGTAACAAGGCCTATAAGGATTCTAAAGGCCTTTGGACTATTGGTGTTGGCCACCTCATCAAAGCGGACGAGCAGTACCTTCTTAATGCGACCCTGACAAACGAGCAGGTAGAAGACCTGCTTAAAAGCGATTTAAAGTGGTGTAGCGAGGCCGTAGAGAGCTCGGTGAAGGTACCCCTTCAACAGAACCAATTTGACGCTCTATACAGCCTTTGCTTCAATATTGGAGAGACTAACTTCCGTAAGTCTACCGTTGTTAAGAAAATTAACGCAAATGATATGCGGGGGGCAGCAGACGCTATCCTCATGTGGAATAAGCCAGATGTGCTTGTTAACCGCAGAAAACGCGAAAGAGCATTATTTTTAGGGGCGTAAACCCCCCATTTTTTGCATTAGTATAAGTAGGACTGATCATCCTTTTTTAATCAATTACTCGAGGAATTGCCATGGAAGGCTTTAAAAAGATAGTTAAAATGAAGACAGGCGGCGGCGTGTCTAAGGCTGTAGCTAAGTGCTACGGCGGCAAGATGAAAAAAGGCGGCGAAGTAGATGCTGCTGACATCAAGCAAGATAAAGCAATTGTTAAAAAAGCCTTTGCTATGCACGATAAACAAGAGCATGGCGGTGAAAAGACTGATCTTTCCAAACTCAAGCGTGGTGGTCGTTCTAAAAAAGAATGCGGAACTGTACGTAAATACAAGACCGGTGGCTCTGTAACCAACGTTTACGAAGCTAAGAAATCTTCTGGTGACTTAGATAACATCCGCAAAACCAAGTTAATCAAACCCGGTAAAGCAGATGCCCCATCTAAAGCAGCTGTAAAAAGCAAAGATGTTGGTGCAAAAACCACTGGTGCATCTGGTCACAAAGACCCGTACATTAAGAGCAAAGAATCTGGTAAAACAGCTGCAGCCCCATCTGGTGCTAAAGGTGGACCAAACAAATATAAGTGCGGCGGCAAAGTAAAGAAAATGGCTGGTGGTAAACAAGTAGGTGCTTCAGCAGCACAACAAAAATACTACGATAAAAACATGGCTGAAGGCGACAAAAAAGCAGCAAAAGCTGATTACGAAGCCTTTGGTTCACGTGGTGATGCAGCTCGTAAGGGTATGTCAGAAGGTCGTATGGACGCGCTTGGTAATGCGTATAAGAAGGGTGGCAAAGCAAAAGTAAAAAAGTTTGCTGACGGCGGCTATACTGGTGACGACCCTATTGTTAAGTATCGTATGGGTATGACAGACGCCGCTGGTAATCCAACAACACCAACTCCAGCTGCTGCCCCAGCTCCTACAGCACCTAATCCAGCTATGATTGAAGACGAAAGCGATCGTGGCAATGTAAGCCCAGCTGCTGCAGCTTTCAACAAAGATATTCCTGGCGCAGGTCCTGTTGCTACTGCAATGCGTCCTACTCCAAGAGTACGTCGTGTTACAGCAATGAAAAAACCTGGCATGATTGATAACCTTTTAGCTAAGCCAAGCGTTAAAAACTTCCTAAACAACTTTAACCAGTCTGCTTTAGTAGGTGCTAAAAAAGGCGGCAAAATTAAAGGTAAATGCTAATATGCCAAGTAAATCACAAGCACAAGAGCGCTTGATGGCTGCTGCGGCACACAACCCTAAGTTTGCTAAAAAGGTTGGTGTTCCTACTAAAGTTGCCAAAGAGTTTAACAAGGCCGACACAGGCGTAAAACTTAAATCATTACCAAAGCGAGTTTCTGGTAGGGGGCGCTAAATGGCGTACAGCAACACAACTGGTCAAACAACAATCAATGTTGACCAGTTAATTTCATACGCGTTTCGTGACTCCGGCAAAGCTGCTGAGGAAATGACACCTGAGCTAGTTAACGCTGGCAAGCAGGCGCTATTCTACAATTTACAAAACCTTTCTAATCTTGGTGTAAACCTTTGGTTATTGGATAACATTCTGTTGGGCGCTCAAACCGACCAACAGATTTTAACGCTTCCAAAAACAACCATTGACATCCGTGAAGCTAACTGGGTTTATGTTCAAAACATTGCCCCAAACGCAGCTCTTCCAGCGGATAATGCCGGCGCTCCTAACTTATTTACTCAGTCCTTACAAAGCGGCCACGCCACTTCTACGCTAGCTGAAAACTGGTTTGGCGCTGCATACAATCCAGAACAACGAGTATTTTACGTTGGTTTTAACGCATACTCCCCAGGTACAACCACCACATACAATCTTATTTATGAGACCAGCTATGATGGTGTTACTTGGACCAACCAGCAAGTTCTCCCATCTACCACATTAAGTGATTATCAATGGGCTTACTTTAATATCAATATTACACAGAATTATGGATTCTATCGCCTGCGTAACGCAAGCACAACATCCACGTTCTCCTTACGTCAGATAGTATTTTCACAGTCACAACAAGTCATTCCTTTGGCTCGTTTAAACCGTGATGATTACTGGAATCTGCCTAATAAGCAATTCCCGTCTGTTCGTTCTTTGCAATATTGGTACGATCGTCAGATCGAACCACAGATGTATCTTTGGCCTGTACCAAACAATGATTTCCAAATGTTTCAGCTTGTTATTGAAAAACAAATGGAAGATGTTGGTTCATTAACAAATCAAATCTACGTACCAGATCGCTGGATTAACTCAGTGCAGGCCACATTGTCGCACCGTTTATCCCTACAGATTCCTGGTGTGGATGCAAACCGTATTCAGTATTTAGAAGGCTTGGCAGAGAAATACTTCATGCAAGCTAACAATGAAGAGCGTGATAAGTCACCTATTTACTTCCAACCTAACATAAGCTACTACACAAGATGAGCGTAATAATGACTTACGATTCGCTGGTGTTGAACATCCAGCAATACATGGAGCGCGATGATGCTGATTTCGTTGCTCAGATTCCTAACCTTATTGCGTTGGCAGAATCATCTATTGCTGCAGAACTCAAGACATACCTCCAGCTTATCGTAGTAGAAACCAATCTGGCAACTAACCAGACTGTGCTTAATAAGCCAGCTCGTTGGCGTAAAACTGTTTCTATGAAAGTCAATGGCAAACCAGTGTTGCTTCGTAGTCAAGATTATGTAGCTCAGTATCTTTCAGAATCTAGCAACGCCCAGCCACAGTACTATTCAGAGTACGATTATAATAACTGGAATTTTGCGCCATCTCCAGACACAAGTTATCCAGTGGAAATTATTTATTATGCTGAAGTGCAACCATTGGATGCAGTAAACCAACAGAATTTGTGGACAGCTATTGCACCACAAGCTATGTTATATGGTGCGCTGTTACAAGCTCAAGGATATTTAAAAGCATTAGATAAACTGCCTGTTTGGAAAGGCTATTATACAGATGCTATTGCAGCACTTAAGAAAGAAGACAATTCTCGCCGTGTGGATCGTAACACTTCGGTACAGGAACCCTAATATATGACTACTCCAGTTTACGTATCCCCCTTTACAGGTACAGTAGTAACTGCTACTGATGTATCTTACTATGCTCTTGCATTTAGTTCAAATACGCAGCTTTTCTGGCCTTCTACAGTTAACAATAGCCAAACACCAGCGGCCCGTATTATTGATTGCGTTGCTTCTACTTCTGGCCTTGTTATTAAATTACCTCAAGGCAATCAAGGTACATTGGGTGCGGATATTCTATTCCGTAACTTAGGTGCGCAACCATTTACTATTACAGATTATAATGGCGGCGGTTCTTTTACTGTTCCGGTTGGTATTTCTAAATATGTATATCTTGTTGATAATACAACTGTAGCAGGTGTTTGGAACAACGTAACATTTGCAGCTGGTACATCTTATGCTGATGCAGCGTCATTAGCAGGTTCTGGTTTAACAACTGTATCTGGTAAATTAGCAACAACACAAAATCCTATTGATTTAACAACTAGCCCTGTTATTAACGATAACAGCCGTGCAGCTACCTTTGTTTGGAACTCCGGCGTTGGTACGTTTACACTTCCAGCAATTTCTAGTTTATCAACAGGTTGGTATATTGGTTTCCGTAATAACGGAACAGGCTCATTAACAATTAACCCAACATCACCAAATACAATAAATGGCTTTACAACCATTACAGCAAATCCTGGTGATTCAGGGTTTATTATGCTGGATTCAAACAATGGTGGTTTTATTACCGTTGGTTTAGCTCCAGCTAATAACGTTACATTTACAGCAGCTACATACGATGTTGATACTATTCCTGGTAATACATTTAGCTTAACTTCGTTTGCTCCAATCATTCAAACCTATATTGCTCAGACTACCACTCGTACAGCAACACTAGCAGTAACATTACCAGCGATTACCCAGATTTATATTTTAGTTAATAATACTAATCAAACTGGCTATAACATTACATTCCAAAACCAAGGCAGCTCACAGCCACCATTGGTGTTATCTGCAGGTAACGTATTAACTGTTCTTAGCGATGGTTTAAATTTATTCCCATTAACAACCGCATCCACCGGTTTGTTCTATGCAGCAAACGGTACTGCTGCCCTTCCTTCGTATTCCTTTAACAATGATACAACTACAGGCATGTACCTTGTCGGTTCTTCTATTCTTGGTTTAACAGCTAACGGCCATGAAATTATTCAAATGGATAACTCAAACTTATCTGTACCTCTTGTAACAGTAAACGCAACTCTTAATGCCCAATTAATTCCTGGTGGGACGTTCTAAATGGCGGCTGATAATCAGCAACAGGATACCTCGCAATATACTTCGATTTACTCACTGGCTATTCCAGCGGGTATCAAGCGCGATGGTACTCAGTTTCAAAACGACCAATACACCGATGGTGTGTGGTGTCGTTTTCAGCGTGGTGATCCTAAAAAGATAGGAGGCTACCGCACACTGTTTCAAAGTCTTGTTGGTATTTATCGCGGAATGATAGCTCAACCATTTAATGGTGTTAACTACATTTTTGCTGGTAACTACCAAGAGCTAGACGTATTTACAACTGGTACTACATACGCAACTGGTAGTGGCCCATTTAAAGTTAACATACTTCCAGGAACAACGTATGTAACTTTGGTATCTAATACAACGTCTTCTTTTGTTGTAGCCGGCAACCAAACAACTTTATTTCCTACTGGTACTAAAGTTATTTTTACCCAAACTGGTACACCAACAGTGTATACAGTTAGTACATCTACATTCTCTACACCAAATACTACAGTAAACGTTACTGGCGGATCTATTTCCGGTACACCAACCAAAGTATGGATTGACAATACTCCCGTGTTTACTAGTGATGTAGATCTTCAAACAGACCCATCAATTGGTAACTATCGTGTTACTTGGCAGTTTGATTCAATCTTTAGCCCATCCGGCGGCAATCTTCAAGTATTAGCACATCCAGGATACAACTTAGAAAATATTGATAACGGTGTTGTAAGTCAAGTTCTTATTGGAAACATTACGCCAGACTCAACAGATACTTGGAACTTTACTGGCTTATCTGATAGCGCAGGTCAAAACCCAACATATAAACCAATTAGTGTTGACGGCGGCGTTTGTGTTCTGTATCCATTTATATTTGTTTACGGTTCTAGTGGCTTTATTGCCAATAATAATGTAAGCACTACATACGCATCTCAAAGCCCCTATGATTGGAATGGTACATTTGCCAATCAGGTAAACGTAGCCTCATCAAAGATTGTTAAGGGTATGCCAATGCGTGGTGGTACTAACTCACCATCGGGTTTATTTTGGGCCACTGACTCCCTTATTCGTGCTTCTTTTAACTCCCAAGCAACTGGAATTTATTGGACGTACGATATTATTTCTAGCCAAATTTCTATCATGTCTTCCAACGCTGTTGTGGAGATGGACGGAATTTATTTCTGGATGGGCGTTGATCGTTTCTATCTATATAACGGTTCTGTACAAGTATTACCAAACGATAAAAACGTAAACTGGTTGTTTAACAACATTAACTACGAACAACGCCAAAAAGTGTGGGCTACTAAGATTCCACGCTATAATGAGATTTGGTTCTTTTACCCTCGTGGTACCGCAACAGAATGTACAGATGCTATTATTTATAACGTAAAAGACAAGCTCTGGTATGATGCTGGTCAAGCAACAGGTGCTCAACGTTCTTGTGGATATACTACAGAAATTTTTCCAACACCTATTTGGGCTGATTGGAATTATAATCCAATTTTTAGTAGAACATTTAATGTTATTGCACACCCAGCTAGTTTACCCGCTCCAAACGCTAATCAATTTTATTTAGCTGGCGATCAAACAATTGGATTTAGCCCGGGTGACTCAGTATCATTTAGCAACACAAACAGTTTTAATAAAACTTATGTTATTACAAATAGTACCAATATTTATAATACAACTGTAGTTCCACCGGGTGTTACTCGGATAACTGTTGCTGAAAACTTTTCCCCTAGTCCAACCGTTGGGGAATCAGTATACAGCGTTGCAGGTGGGTTTAATATTTGGCAACATGAATATGGTCAAAATGAAATTGCACTAAATGGTGAATTTGCTATTTACTCTAGCATTACTACCAGCGACATTGGCTGGTTAACAGGTACGCCAAGCCAAGATGGTTTAGTTGGGGTTAACCGACGTATGCACTTGCGTCGTGTTGAGCCAAACTTTTTACAATCCGGCACAATGTCTATGAGCATTTTAGGTCGTAAGTTTGCTGGCAGTCCAATGCAAGAAATTGCGGGACCATATTACTTTAACCAAGACACTGGTAAAATTGATTTACGTGTAGAATACCGTTTAGTTCGTTTAAAATTTGAATCTAATGTAATTGACGGTAATTTTGAAATGGGTCGCAATTTAATTACAGCAGAGTTTGGCGATGAGCGCCCTTAAAAACTTTCAGCAGTTTTTTCCATGTTTGCCGGACTATATGACATGGGAAGACTGGAATGGCAATTTGGCTATTTATTACGGCCAAAAGAATATTGAATTTTCCCCGGAAGAAGATTGGAAATACGGCGCCATGAATATTGTTTTATCCGAGACTTTTGGCACATATCCTGTGCCGTCTCCCAGCACCTATGATAATTGGCAGGATTGGGCCAAAGATTTTACTGAAATAATTAACGGTCCAAGTCGTTGATTTAGGGCGAAAAACGCCCTATTTTTGCATTAGTATAGGTAGAAATATTTAATAAAAGAGAACATGTCCTCATTTGTTGATTCTAAACATCAAAAGCTAAGCCAAGAGGAAATCTTTGCAATTGCTGCCAAAGAGACTGGCGGTAAATACACGCCTGAACAAATTAAGGCAAGTGTAGCTTTAGAGGTATCACAATTGCATGCTCTTTGTATGCAGCAGGGCAATACTATTTTTATAGTACATCCAACACCCGTGGATAAAACCATTGGTGTTTTTCGTGCTTTAAACGCCGATACAATGCCTAACTACTTAAAGAACAGTTTAGTATTTACTAAAGCCATGGGTTTGGCTGGGTTTAAACATCTGGTTACTCAATTTGAAGAGCCTTCTTTATTAAATATTTTTAAATACGTTAAACGTAATCGCCCGTTTCCTAACATGGGATATATGGTTCAAAAAACTAAAGATCACCAATATAAAGTTACTGTCAATTTAGGCGACGCTAAAAAAGGTGGTCTCCCAGACCAAGCACAACCTCAAGAACAAGGGGCGCTATAATGGGTGGAGTGGCAGATGCAGTTTCTAACGTAGTAAGTGATGTTGGTGGTGCAATTGGCGACGTTGTAAATGCCGTTGGTACTATTGCAGAAGATACCGTCCACGTTGTTGAGCAAGCTGCTAATACTGTAGGACATGCTTTAGAGTCTGTTGGTAGAACGGTTGTTAATGATCCTATAGGCACACTTGCCAAAGTTGGTGCCGTTGTAACACAACAGTATTGGGCTTTGCCACTTATTTCTGCTGCAGACGTAGTTGCTCATGGTGGTAACTTAGAACAAGCCGCTATTGCTGGCGGGGTATCATATATTGGTGGTAATATTGCTGCGGGTGTTAGTGATGCTTTAGCAACTAGCGCAGATTCAACATTGCAAGGCGTTCAAACAACAGCAGACGGTAGCACAGTGTATACCTATAGTGATGGTAGCACAATGACTCAAACTGCTGCCGGTGAAACTTCATACACAGATCCAACTGGATTAAGTCAGGGCACAGCAAATGCTCTTGGTGGTGCTGCAGCAAATGCTGCTAAAACACTAGTTCAAACAGGTGATATTACTAAAGCAATTACATCTGGTGCTATTAGCGGAGCTGGTGGTTATCTTGGTTCAGAAGCTAGCGGCGCCCTTCAAGGTGAGGGTGTTAGTACAGGAACTGCCAACGTAACTGGTGGTATTGCTGGTTCTACAGCAGCTGGTATTCTTGCAGGAAAAACCGGCAGTGATGCGTTAGCTGGTGCAATTTCTGGTTCCATTATGAAAACTGTAATGGGTCAAGCTAGTAGCACATTAAAGTCTGCATGGAATGATGTAAATAATACGGTTACAGAATATAATACTCAGTTAGATTCTGCAAAACAATTTTTATCAAACGAGTTAACACCAGCACAACAAGACGCAACTGCAGCACAAACTGCTGCTAAAACATCTTATGATAATTACAATAATTTAAATAGTCAATTTAATGATTTAGTAAGCAAATATAATGATGCTAAAAATTCTGGTGATACTGCATCTGCAAATACTTATGCTGATCAAGCTAATGCGTTAATACCACAATTAAACGCAGCTACAGACCAGTATAACAAAGACGCTGGAACTTACCAAACAGCCTTAGATAAATTTAATAATTTAAATAGCCAGTTTACAGACACAACTAGTAAGCTGTCAGATTTAAAGAATACATACTCTGAACAAAACGCAGCACTAACGCAACAATCCGCAGAGTTGCAAGCCGCGGCTCAAAAAGTTGCTGGTATGTCTACAGAAGCACAAACAGCGTTTACAAATGCAACAAGCACTGGCGCTGATGTTGCAACAGCATTAGATACAACTACTAAAGTTAATAGCATGAATGATGTTGCACAAACAACATTTAATAGACAGTTTGCTGAAAATGGTAGTTTAACAGATTCATTAAACCAAGCTAGTACTGTTAATTCTTTAGATTCTAATCAGTTATCTGCTTACACTCAAGCAGTTAAAAACAATTTGAATTACGACCAGTCTTTGACTGTAGCAAGTAACGCCGCTAATTTTAATGCCGCCGGTCAAGACGCGTATGCTCAAGCATTAAAAGCTGGTAATAGTGCGCAAGATGCTTCAGAATTGGCATTGTTAACACAAGTAACAGCACCGGATACACCATCTATAACTGGCAGTGATGTAGTAGGTGCTTTAACTGGTAGCTCGACTGCAAACGCAGCGGAAACACCGGCACCAGCTAGTACAATTGAGGGTAAGTATCACCAAGACCCAAGCACAGGTATGTGGAGTGTTGTTGGGGCAGGGCCAGATGGTAAACAAGTTACATTAGTTCCTTTAGCTCAAGGAGCAGGTGCTCCACTAGTTGAAGGCGCTTCCGCTGGTCAATATAGCCTTGGTGCAGATAATACTGCGGTTCCTGTTTCATCTACCCCAACATTGGTATCTGAAACAACGGACCCAACAACTGGTAACGTAACACAAAAACTTAGCGATGGTACAACTAAAGTATTAGATGCTAATGGTGATCCTGTTGCAACAACAAGTCCAAGTCCAACAGAAGCCCAACCAGGTGTTACAGGAACAGAAACACAACCTCCCACAACAGCATCTGATAGTTCTTCTGGAACAGGTGGACCATCTATTGCTTCGGCATTGACAAACACAACAGGTTTGCCAGTTGGTGGTACACCTAGCAGTACAGGTACAGCTCCTGTAAAAGCTCCCCTAGTATGGAGCCCATCTTTAGGTAAATGGATTCCAGCTGGTTCTGCCGCAACTGCTGCGGCTGCAGCGGCACCGGTAGCTTCTACTACTGCAACAGCACCAGCAACTACAGCACCAGCAACAACACCAGCACCAGTTGCTAGTACAGACATTAAAGATTTAACCCCAGGTTTAACTAAAGGATCTGAGTTTAAATTTGCTAATGAACCAACGTTTACACCGCAATTAACCCAAATGCCACAACAGGCTATTAACCCAGACTATGCGACTGAAATTATGAGTGCAGCTACAGGCGGATCAACTAACAACGCTAATACAACTTCATCGTCAACTATTACGGATTTGACTCCGACGTTGACACAAGCTGGTAATAAGTTTAAATTTGCATCTTCACCAACATTTACACCGGGTACATTTACCCCTGTAATGACTGGTGCTTTACCATCGTCGCAAAACATTTTAGCTGCTGCAACAGGCGGTCAAGTTCCTGGATATGCTGAGGGTCAAAGCGTTCAAATACCAGATGCCCCATCACCCTATTTGCGTCCAACATTAACACGTGGTCGTGGTTTACAACCATTTAGCCATTTTGGTGGTGCTCAGTTCCCAGGATACCAGCCACAGCGTTTTGCTGCAGGTGGTAGTCCAGATATTCCAGAAGGGCATGATCCACAGTTCTTTAGTGAAGGTGGTTTAAACTCATTAGAAAACAAATTTGTTACTGGTGACGGTGACGGAACTAGCGATAGCGTAGCAGCTATGCTGGCAAAGGGTGAGTTTGTAATCCCTGCTGATGTAGTATCAGATTTAGGAAACGGTAGCAACGATGCTGGTGCAGAAGTTCTTGATGAGTTCTTAAAAACAATTCGTGAGCACAAACGTGCAGCAGACGCAAAAAATTTACCGCCCGACAGTAAGGGCGCCCTCGCATATTTATTAGACGCAAAACGTAAGGTAGGCTAATCATGGCTGGATTAAATAATTTATTATCCGATTCCCAACAAACCCAAACAACGATGCCAGCTTGGTATGACCAAGCACAACAGGCAATTGTTAATCAAGGGACTCAAGCAGCTGCTGCAGCGCCTACAATGGCCAATACAACAGCTCAGCAAGCTATTAACACGCTGCAAGGGCCTACTAATCCTTTTAGCCAAGCTCAGGGCACATTACAACAAATCTCCAGTGGTGCAGCCAATCCTTGGATTACCAATCCTATAACCGGTACTGTAACACCAAATACCCAAACAGCTATGGGTGGTTTGTTCCAAGCTGAAAATCAGCAGTTAAATCAACTGTTACCTAACTATACTGCCGGCGCAGAAGCTAGCGGTATTGGTTCTGGCAACTTTGGTAGCTTGCGTGGTCAAACTGCAGTAGATAAAGCTAAAGCTGACGCGTTCTCTAACCTTACAGCCCAACAAATGGCTGCTGCACTGCAAAACCAGCAAACAGGTCAGGCAGCTGCTGCTAACTTAGGTAACGTTGGTTCACAAGGTATTACATCAGAAATGAACGTTGGTACAGCCCAACAAAATGCCCCATTCCAAACTGTTGGAAACTTGGCCAGTTTACTAGGCACTTTGCAAGCTCCTACAACAGTTACAAGCCAAAAACAACTTTCACCATTGGGTCAGATGACAACCCTTGGAAATACATTACAAGGCGGTTTAACAGCACTTGGCAATACTTCAGCTGGTGCAAGCCTATTAAAAACTTTAGGATTAACTGGTCTTGTTCCTGGTAGCAATAAAACTACTACAACTGGTGGTGGTACTTCTACAGGTGGTGGTACTTCTACAGGTGGAGTTGATACGGCAGGTCAAGGTCAAACTACTGTAGCTCTGCCGGTTGATCCAAGTTGGGGTGCTCCAGTAGCAGGAACAGGCGCTAACGGTGGTGCAGGTGCTGGTCAAATCCTGGGTCAAGACGGTAACGTGTATAATGATCCATCCTATGGAACAAACGCTGGCGGATTAGACACCGGTATTTATGGGCCAACACCAGATGGTAGCAATATTGATTTGCAACCAACTGATACAACTGTAACCGATACGCAGCAACAATACGGAGTTTAAGAATGGCAGACTCAAAAGGTAACTTACCTACAGAAGAACTAGATCAAGCAGATACGGAAGCTGCAACTCCTTCTGCTGCTGGCGCACTTCCCGGTGCAGGTGCTACAGTTAAAGTTACACCTGGTAAAGGAAGCAACATTTCTGTACCAGGTGCTACTTCAATGGATGAAGCACAAACCATGGCTGTTTTAAACCGTTTACAAGAATACGTAGACCAAAAAGATAGCAACAAAGGTTTCTTAAACCCATTGATGAAGGGTTTAAATCTTGGCTATGCTACTACATACGGACCAGAATCCTTTCAACGTGCTCAAGCACAATACGATTTACAAGATAAAGATATACAAAATACACTAGCTACTATGGGAAGTTTGGCATCTAGCTTGTCACAAAATAAAGCATTCTTGCAAGCAGCTAACGCCCCAACTGGTGGCGGCGCAACTGGTGCAGGAGCAGCTGGCCCAGGTGGTGCAATGCAAATGCAAGGCACACAGCTCTCCCCTATTGATAGCATTATTGCTAGTTTACCACCAGCATTACAAGAACAAGCCCAAATCTATAAAAAGATGGGCACCCGTGCTGGTTACGATGAGATCTTTAAAATGGGTCGTGAATACGAAACTAAAGGTCGTACTAGCGAGTCTAAGAACCGTGCTGAAATCTTTGCTATGCCAGAAGGCCCAGAAAAAGATATTGCTATGCAAGAGTTCTTTAGCAAAGCATACCAACCTGTTTCTACTTTTCAAGGTGGCTTTGAAAGCAAAACAAGTGGTGCTGGCGCTGCACGTGGAACGGGTGCTATGCCACCTGCTGTTTCGTTTGTTAATAACGCTAGAGCGGCTGGTATTCCAGTCATTAGCGGTGTTCGTACACCATTAGAACAAGCTGAGCTACGCCATCATCGTGACCCAAACACCGGAGAGTGGTTAACTAAAGAAGGCCGACCAGTTGCAGAAGATAGCAAACACTTTACTGGTACAGCAATTGACGTAGATCCATCTAAGCCGCTTGGTCCACAAGAAAAGGCTTGGTTACAAGCTAACGCATACCAACCAAATCCTAGCCGTGATGCTAATCATTGGGAAATGCGCCCAGCTACAATCGCTCAAAATACAGCACAAGCTCCTGCTCGCGCTTCTTCGGCTCCTGGTGGACCTCCTGCAGGTTCTGTTGAAGGTGCTAAATACCAGACTGAGCAGTTTGGTAAACAAAATGATATGGACCGTGATGCTATTGTTAAACCTCTGCGTGAAACACAGCAAAAGAACTTAGCGTTGCCATCACAGATTGATAGCACTTTGGCTACAGTTGAAAAAGGTAAGTTTGGACCAGGCACTGGTCTGCGTAAATTTGCTTTGGAAACAGAAGGCATGTTTACCAACTTAAGCAAGAAAGAACTAAAAGAACTTACAGACTCTAGAACACTGGAATCTACCGCTAAGAAACTTATTTTGGCAGATGCTAAAGGTTCTTTACCAGGTTCATTCTCCGATTCTGACCGTGCTTATATTGATAGCACTGGCGCTGGTATTAATGATCCTAAAGACTTTATTAAAGCCACATTGCAACTTAAGAAGGCTTCTATCCTAGCTAATAACGACTTGGCTAATTTCCTTAGCCGTCCAGAAAACTCTAGCCGTATTGCTGAAGCATATCAACAATACCAAGACAGTGGGCGCGGTATGCAGATTCTTCGTGAAAATGCACCAACATTGTTTAAGTACGAGAAAAAAGCCGCAGCAGCACCCGCTGAAAAGAAAGCAACTACAACAGCTCACAGCGATGATGCAGCACGTGCTTGGTTAGCTCAAAATCCAAATCATCCTAAAGCAGCAGCAGTAAGAAAATCTTTAGAAGGTAAATAATGGCTGATTTTAATCCAGATGAGTACATCGCCCAAAAAAGCGGTGGCTTTAATCCTGATGAGTACATTGCTCAAAAAGGCAAAGTAACAGTAGAGGCTGCTCCAGAAGAAGAAAAACCAAGTAGCCTACCAAAGCTAGGTACTTGGAAAGATGCTGCTAAATCTGCAGAACGTATGGCTATTGCTGTAGCTAAGCCACCTGCAGCTATTGCAGAGTATCTTGGTTGGGGTGCTCCTGCTAAACAACTCTTGGCCCGTGATGAACAGCTTAGAGAAGAAACTGGACTTGGTGGTTCGTTGTCCAGTTTGGCTGGTGATGTTCTTGGTTATATGATGCCAGCTAAAGCTATTTCTACTGGCGTACAAGCTGCAAAGACAATTCCTAAAGTAGCAGAATTAACTGCTAAAATTCCACAAGCATTAGAAGCTGTCCCAGCTCTTAATAGGATTGTTCAAAATCCGTATGCTCAAGCATCCGCAGCTGGTGCTGGCGCAACACTATTAAACCCAGCTGGTAAAGATATAACTGAAGAGGGCTTTGGTGAAGAACGTGCTAAGCAAGCTATCACTGGTGCTATTGCTGGTCCTGTATTAGCTGGTGCAGCTAAAGGTTTTAGCAATGTATTAGATCCAGCTCTTAAACGTATTGCTGAACTTAAAGCTCAAGGTATTGATACCGAGGCGCTCATCAAGGGTGACTCTACACTAGGTCAGATTCTAGGTGGTGGTACACAAGCAGTTGAGAACTTCTTAAAGGTATTCCCATTCAGCGGTCTTAAAAAGGCTACTGAAAAGGGTGATATCAATCTTAAGAATCTAACTACTGCTAGAAACGATATCACCAAACAGACGGCTCAAGAAGCTACTGATGATATTACTAGAACTATTGACCAAGATATTGCTAAACAAAAAGCAGCGTTAAACTTTAAGAACACAGCTTTAGACCAAGGTCATAGAAACCTGGTACAGCAGGAAAACCAAGCCTTAGCAGATGAAGTTAGTGGTTATAGCCATCCCGTTATTAACCGCGCATTGGCTCCGATTGGCCATGAATTGCCAGCTGGTGTTAAAGGTACAGAAGCAGTTGATTGGGCTACTAATAAAGTATCTCAGGGCTACCAAGATACTCTTAAAGATATTGGTAAAATTCCATTTGCAAAAGTGCACAAAGATGATATTTCATCATTCTTAGATCCCAAAAACTTAAAACAATTTGATTTGACACTTGCATTTAAAGAAAGACTTGCTGCAGACGTAGCAGATCTTACATCTGCGGCAGGTAGTGCCCGTACATTACCAGCTACCGTATGGCAAGCCAAGTTGCAGAAGTTGGGCGATAAAGCCTATTCAATCCGTAATGAAGCAGACAACAAGTTTGAAAAAGGTGAGTACGCTAAAGCTCTGTTAGAGTTAAAAGATAAGTGGATGAAGATGATGGAAGATGCTTCTGGCAACACCAACATCCGTAAGCTCAACGAAGCCCATTCATTGTTGCAAGCGCCTATCCGTGCTTCTACACACCTTAAGACTATGCTTGAAGGCGGAGACTTTAAACCAGAAACTTTGGTTGCTGCATTTAAATCTGAGATGCCACAAAAGCGTTTTGCTAAAGCACAAGATGAGTATGTTCAAGACGCTATTAAAAAGTATCAAGAAATTGCCAAACGTAAGGCTGCATTAAAATCGGCACAAGAGCAACGGGCACTTGATTTAGAATCTGTTAAGGGCACTAATAAACAGGCGCACGATGATTTTGTTTCTCGTATGCAAGAAGCTAAAACAAAAGCTACCCGCAACGTAGCACAGCAATCTGCTAAGACTCAAGAGCAGTTAAACGAGTTAGTTGGTGGTATTCATAAAGAAGGTTTACCAAGTGGTATTCTAAACAAATTAGGATACGTATTGGCGGCTGCTCCAGCGGCTCGTATTGTTAGTGGTGCTGGTAGTTTTATGGGTGTTCCGGGTGCTGGCTTAGCTGCTTCTGCTTTGAACTGGCCTGCTATTGGTGCTGCCGCAGTTGGCCCACTGACACGTTTAGGCTATACATCACAACAGCAAGCGCTTAAAAAGCTAGCAACAGCCCCACGCTCCGAAGAGATGAAAGCTGCTGCTCAGCAAATTAGACAAAACCTACCACAGATCGGTGGGCTTGGTGGTTACTTAAAAGCAAGAACCGGCGAAGGTTACGCACCGGACGAAGGCGAAGAAGAGTAATTACTTTCTATAGCGTTTAGAAATCCAACCTTCCGCAGCTAGCGGAAAGTCTGGCGCCCAGGCTGGTGGAGTAACCATAATACTGGTTACATCTGCCAGCGCTTTATCCGCATTACCCTCATCAACTAGGAGTAACACCTCGTCATGGATAGAGTTGATAATGTTATAACCAGCTCCCTCGAGAGCTATCATAGCAAACGCCAAGAAATCGCGAGCCGTACCCTGAACAGCACTTTGGAAAATACTACTTCCAATCAGGGGATTTCTACTCCACTGCCGTGTGTAAGTGTTTTGGGAGTGGACAGTAACTCCAACCTTTTGACTACCCCATGGTGTGGTGAGCAACTCGAGCTCTGGCCTTTGCCAGCAGATGAGACGCTTACTGGGTAACTGCATCCACAATGTATCTTTAGCACACTTAATCACAATCTTCCCACCAGCCATATAAGGAACCCCTGGGTTCTCTACAGCTTGGATTGCGGAAGTCTCGCACATCCCCCACAAAGCCTTAACACGTGAGTAGGCGGCACGATAGTTATCTACCGCATTCTTCGCTTGTCCTTCCGAGATTTGCACTCCCATCCCCTCAGCGTATTTGACAAGTCCTTTAGCCCCTTGTCCGAACATCGCTCCAAGAACTGCCGATTTGGATATCTGCCGTTGATCTTTTGTAACTTCATCATAAGGTACGTGATATAAAGATTCCGAAGCAAATACTTTATACTCATCTAATCCCTTTCTAAACAGTTCTACTTTATCTTTTTGCCCAGCCAAGTAGACTCCCACTCGGTTTTCAATTGAACTAAAATCCACGTCAACGAAGGTTTTTCCGTCTGGAGCTTTGATAGCACTTCGGACGAGGGAGGAGAGTTCTTGCATAGAAGCCACTCCTTCAACAAATGCCTTTGGTATTGCTTTCTCAATCGCTTCATCATCGAGTGTAGGTCTAGCAATATTTTGCAAATTAAGACCGCCACGACTGGCCCAACGACCTGTCGAAGCTCCATGGTAAACGAGGGTATTTCTAATCCTGCCATCTCTTTGTATCTCCATCATTTTGGCGAACTTCGCCACACTAGTTTGACTTCCCTCTTGACGCAACTCTAAAGCCCTACGCACATTTTTAGATAAGTTAGTGTCCGCTAACTTAGCGGCAACCGTCTCAGCGGTCATGTTTGCCATGTCCGCGCCT